CCTTTTGCCTCCGGCCTCTTCTCGTATGTGTATTTCACAAACACATCAACCGTTTCGGGCTTTGGCCTGTAATCAATCACCTCAGGATTTATGGCCGTTTCAATTACTTTGTCAACCCCAACCGTCTTTGCAGTCTGTGTAATCACACCGTTTTTTATAAGGGCATCAATTCTTTTCTGCACATAGTCAGCAGAGGAGTTAACCGCAGCAGCAATATCAGCAGTACTTATCCTTTTATCCTTTTTCAAGAGGTTAAGAATATCACTATCTATCTGCGAAATATCCGCAAAATTGAAGCAGTCAATATCTGTCCCATCAAAGGAGAAAGACTTTACTACGGTGTACCCTTTTTTGGCTTCCCCAAATTCAGCAAACATTTCGGCTGCCTCGTCTTCTGTAGCCTCAAACGTTTCATCGGTGCCCAGCATGATATTTATTTCTTCTTCACTCATGGCTAAGGATGATTTAAGCAGCATAGCTGCCTGAACCCTTGTAATCTTCCCCTGTGAGTATTGCCTGATTATCCTCATTAGTTGCTGATACTGCCGTCCTGTAAGGTTCTTAATATTCTCATTTACGCTTTGCTGTTCAATGGCAGTAACAGTGGCGCCCACAGGAGCAGCGGGCAACGGCTGATACTTCTCAACATCAATACCAAGCTGCTCAAATACCCATTCTTTCGGCAGCATATCCTTAAAGTCAACCGGATTCAATGACAATGAAATTGCATCCACGGGTATCAATTCACTTCCCGCTATCCCACATAAAGGCATCAGCATCTTTGCGATGTTATTAATTGCCTCCTGCTTATAAGCCACATAAGTCTTTTTGAAAATCTCATAAGCATCCTGTAACTCATTTCTACCACCAAGTTTACCTGGCTCCATAATACCGAAGAGCATCGGTGAAGTAACAAGGTGACCGCTAAAAATTTCAGCCTGTGTTGTTTTATTCAACTGGTCAAAAAGTTTATCAAGATCAGTAGTTGAAAGGTCTTGAACAGTAGGAGCCTTCGCCGGGTCTTCGTTGAACACCAGCATGAAGTTGCCTCCGTTCTCTGAACCGGTGAACTTCTTTTTAAAATCAGCCTCAATCTTTGATTTAATTTCTTTCGTGGGCTGACCGTTATTAAAGACAATCATCTTTGAACTGAACATCCCGTTCTTGATAACAGACAGATTGTACTTTGAAATTTCCACATCTGTTTCAATATCATTTAACGCCCCGAAATAACCTGGTAGCGGATAAACCTCTGTTCCAGGCCTGTACTCTTTATATGCCAGCACATGAACCCCTGCCCGGTTGTTTTCATTAAAATCAGGAATAAAAACGGGCCTGTCTGTATTATATTTTGCCCAATTCTTGCTGTACCAGTAACCGTTGTTTTCTTTTGCCCTCCTTAGTGACTGAAATGGTAAATGCCTCACCTCTGCACCGCCCCCCTTCTTCCATATCACCTCTGCATAACAGCCTCCAAAAAGCTCTATGTCAATACAAAGTTTTTTCAGCACTTCATTAAACGTCTCCCCGTTTGAATTTACCTTGCCCGTTCCTGTTTCATAGCCCTTACCAATGATATAAATAACCTTTCCGTTTATTATTGCATTGTGATTACTGCTTTTATTATACAGGTAAAGAAGGTGTTCGGGGAATTTATTATCTTCCCCGAACAATACCCAATCTTTACTTTTCACCTCTTTAAACTCAGGTATTTTATTGTCTGCAAACCCTATGAAAAGAATGTTATCCATTGTACTGCTTATAAGATGTTACCGGCTGATATGTTTCAAAATTAAATTCTATAACCGGGTTTAATTTCATTAGCCCATATTCAACCACAGAAAGCCCTGATGTATTCTCTGTATTAGTGGCACTTTCATAGACAGTGTATGTCCATTGCCCGTGGTCACTGTCACCAAATAAAGATGCTGTTGATATGCTGAATTTGTTATACCGTGAATGGTAGAGGCTTTCATCTTCTGAGAAAGAAAACACTTTTTTAACTGTAGCCCTTGTAGATATGTTCTCGAAAACGAATAAATAATACCCGCTGTCAAGTGTACGCTTCTCATTTAGCGTTACAATAATTTTTTCAGATGCTATGCCATTATTTAATACCAGCATAACCAATAAGGGCAATATGTTGATTTTGTGCCAAAAAAAGCCCCACCGTAAAAACGGCAGGGTGATAATTAAGGCTTAGAATCAATTAGGGTATAAATATACTGAAAGTTGCTCAATAAAAAAACCGCCCAGATTTTTTAGGGCGGAGAAAGTATGACAAAGAAAAAAAAATCTATGTTAACAAGGCTGTAATGATGCCGCTATTTACCTCAGGTGCCGGGGCAATATTGTCTGATGTGAATGTAATCTCATAGCCATTTCTGTCACCCATAGCAGTACCTGATCCTGCCTGGCCGCCTGACCTTTCCACCCCGTTCTCCTGTCCTAATAGCCAAAACTTACCGTTCCGGTCTTCAACAATTGCCAAAAGCTTGTTCTGTCCAAGCAACTTAATTTCCTGACTGGTTGCCGCCTGCATTTTGTTTAGAATGATAGTAAGGGTTTGGACGTGAAATGATGTACCATTTTCTGCACTGTCATTATAAGCTTCATTCCAAGAAGCTGTAGCCCTCTGCAGATTATATTTATAGAACTTCCCACCGTTTGCCCTGGATATTGCTGACACCGTTCCCGATGCCTCAGTAATCCCCGACACATTCCCAAACTCAATAAAGTATGCGGCCTTTAAACCACCTGCCGAATCCCGGCAGCCAAGTGTGTACCCTTGCGTTAATGCACAAGCCATATTGATAAATTTAGGGGAGTGTTACCTCCCCGATTAATTAACTGTTTGAATACTCAACAATCTCACCAGGGAAGGCAATCTGCCAGCCTCTTCTGTATCGGAACGAATATTTTACAAGGTCATCGTCCTGGCTATACCAGAGTTTCGATTCCTCCTCTTCATTCTCCATATCAACCCCGAGGTGTAGGTTCCTTGTAGGGTCAAATGCGAATATGAAAGGAGCATCACCACTATTGGCAATCAGCCCGTCCAATCCGTGTACTGGGATTATCTCATGTACGGAACCCTCTGCATTGATATTCTTCTGGTCTCCATTAGCCGGGAAGTGGTACAGGTTGTCAATAAACATTTTCTGCCTGTATAGCTCGGCCACATCGTAACCACAGAAGATTTTTACAGCCGGATTTCCTTTCAGCTTTGCCGGAATCTTCGCAACCACATTCTGCATGATTGACCGGACATTAGTTGTCGTTACTGGCCCGGCAACCGCAGTGGCAACATTTGTTCCTGATGCTGCTTTGATAATCTTTACAAGACCGTCATAAAGTTTCAGATAAATATCTGAGCTGGTGGTGTCGCCTTGCCAGTCCATTTTCTCCTGTTGTGCCTTTATCTGTGCGACAAGGTCGGCAATCATTACCGCAGGTATATCACCTTCACTTTGGTTTTGCCCAGGCTTCAACAGCAACTGCGTCCACTTAGCTTGCAAGGTGCGGAAACATAAAGAATCCTGGTACTTTACAGCCTTAGTTGTGATTGTACGCTGCGTGAACGTAGTTCCACCTGAGGCGTTAAACCCGCAACTTTCTCCATCCTGTGGAACAGGTGTTGATGTAAGTATCTGCAACGCTGTTGAAGATTTTACACCGGTTTGAAGGTTTGCGTAGCTTGCAGTTTCAGCCCCGAACTGCAACTCTGTCAATAGCTCTTTCGACTGTTCATTTACATAGTCGGTCAGAGAAGAAACTGTAAATCCTGTTGCCATGTTATTTCGATTTTAAATTTTTGAGTTTTTCTGCAAGTTCAGCAATCCGTTCTGCCCTTGCGGTTTGTTTATTTGAGTTGAACTTCCCCTGGCTACCACCGATTGGGTCGGCAGTAGGTGTGTCAATAATCTTGTTGACAATTTCAACAAGTCCGTTCACTAATTCTGATTGCTTGGAATAGGCTTCCTCCGCAACTCTGATACGCTCATCATAAGATGAAAACCTTTCCTCAATAGCGGCGAAGTTCGCACTGTAATCAGGTGGCATATTTTCCGCAGGTTCATCTTTCGGTTTTACTTCTGTTATAACACCTGCCTCTCCAATGGTTACAACTGTCCCGTCTTCAAGTTCAACAGTACCTGCAGCAGCAGGAGCATCACCAGCCATTACCACGCCACCTACTTCAACTTTGTCAATCATGACCTTTGTCCCGTCTTTCAGTGTCATTTCTTTCATTTCTACTGCTGCGGGCGCAGGTGGTGCAGGCGGTGCAGGTTCGCCAAGAAATTTGTCTTTAAATGCTTTCCACAAATCTTTTATTTCTGACATGGGTATTTCGTTTTCTACATGAAAAGGGTTTTTACTGAACCCTGTGCCATTTACAGGTTTCATGTAGCTGAATATCCCCTCAACTGAAAACCCTTTTACCTCCCCCGACTTTATTTTCTTCCAAACATCATCGTTATCTACTTTGGCAGATATGAACCATGTCCCGTCCGGTAAGTCTTCAAACCCTGCCATTGGCTTTACGCCCCTGTCTGAATCGGAAACAAATGATTCAAATATGGTAACACCATCAACAGATAGCGCCGGGTCGTGGAACAGATTAAGATTTTTCTGGTAATCCTTTTTGAAAAATTTTATTGCAATTTCCCTGACTGTTTCTTTTGAGAAGAAAACATTAAATTCTCCTTCATCTGTCCTCCTGTAAATAAGCTGGTCGGCTATCATGGCAGGGCCACTGATTATTTTCTTTTCTTCGTTAACGGCGAAAAAAATACGGTCATTCTTAAATGTCAAGAAATCCCGTTCAATGGCTGGTTTATCAACCAATGCTACAAATGATACCTCTACATCAGAGGATTCGTCTTTGTTTATAACAAGTTCAAATACTGGGAGTGTCATGCCCTAAAAGGGGGAAGTGCTGACTATGTGCCATTTATATCCTTGCAGCTCTGTTGAGTCTCCTGATGCGTTCCTGATTACTTGTGACATCGGATTCAACCACGAATGCACGAACAGTGGCATTCCCTATCTGGTTAATCTGATCCTGTTCCAACCTTGTCCGTGTTGACTGAGGTGCCACCGCCTGTATTGGTGCTGACACACTTGCAGATGATGTTGTTGACATAGACACAGATGAACCACCGCTTCCGGCACCAGGCACTTTAACTTTTACAATCTCCCTAACTTGTTTTAATCCGAGGGCAATAGTTGACACCACCGCCGCAACCCTTGCGAACTGTGCTGCCGGTCCATACATTGAATAATCAGCTTTTAATGCCGCTGTTGCTGCTAAGTATGTATTGATTGTAGCTGATGCAATGGCCAGCACTTTACCGGCAGCCGTTTCTTTCCCCACTAAATCGGAGAACACAGACAATGTATTTGCTAATAATTGTTGTGTCATTATCTTAGCCCTTGCTTCATTTTCGGCTATGGCTATCCTTGCTGCCGCCTGTTGTGATTCATTAGCCGTGGCAGCCTCTGTTGTGGCCGCCTGTGCAGCAAGTCTTTCATTAATACCTTCGCTGTTTATTAGCGTAAGCCCATTCTGCATTTCCCTTGCGGCAGCAAAATCTTCTTCCATTTGAATTTTCCGCTGCTCGGCTTCCTTTTCCCTTCTTACTTTTTCTTCTTCTGCTAATTTATTATGCAGTTGCTTTAGCCAATCATTTTCCTTTTCTTTTTCTAAAACCGCTGCAGTCTTGCCGACGCTATTTCCTCCTGTTGTAACTCCCTGCGCAGGGTCTTGAAAATTATACCTTTTCTGAAACATCTGTATGCCCAACATCATATCATTTGCCCGCCTCTCAATAGCTGCAATCCCTTTTTCTTCTTCTGCAAGTTGTTTTTTAAATGCGTTTGCAACAAAAGAAGGCATACCGGCAGTTTCTTTCTCAAACTCCATCATCTTGACTATATGCTCTGCCGACTTCTGTGCTGATATTGCCAGCATAGCGTTTGCCTGAGCTTTCCATCCGGTAATCTTTACATAAGCCTCTGCATTGTTTGCCAATATCCTTTCGGCTTCATTAATAGATTTTGCCCCTCCTATCGTTTTACCAAGCGTATCGTTATATAATTTCAGTGCATCATCCTTACTTATAATACCAAGCCGGGCATCGTTAAACGCATCTTTAACTTTGTTCACCTGCTTTTGCGCCTCTGCTGCCCCTGATGTGAAATCTTTCAGTGTGTCTTTATAAGCCTTCGCATCTTCGGTTTGTTTACTGCTGAAAACCCCGGCAACAGCAAGCCCCAACGCCGTAACCCCTGCAATAGCAAGGCCAACAGCCCCACCTTTGCCAAGAGTATTTACGATCGTGTTACCTAATGTCTTAAATGACAAGATTGAATCGCCTATCTGGTTAAGTCCTTGCGATAATGCCATCGCTGACTGCACTTTCAACAACTGCTTTTGCACAGATTCACTTTCAACACCAAGCAACCCCATTGCCCCGGTGAGGGCTGTAAACCCGCCCAAAGCGCCGTTCAATGACTGTGTCAGTAGTTTAAATTTCTGGTCAGGATTAAAGGCGTCTGCTAACTGCCTGGCATCTGCCAGTTCATCTTTAACTTTCGCAAGGTGACGTGCTGCATTCAGGGCCTCCTTTGATGTGCTGCCGAATTTCTCCGACATCATTATCACTTCGCTTGTAGCCTCCCTTATCCTTGTCTTTATTGATTTAAGGGTGTTCTGTGCTTCGGCTCCGTCAAGCTGTATCTTCGCACCAATTACTACGTCTGACATATCAATAAATTAAATTAATTATTTTTAAAAGTTCACACTTGCACACATCCGGCTCTGCAGCATTCCAGTCTTCGATCTTATTCAACCGCCACAGGCTCCCATCTATATACACTGGCAATGAAAAGTCAAGGTTAAAAATGTCAAGTAAACTCAATTTTACATAGCAGGTTAATAATTTACTGTCCTTATCTGTTATCTCTGCCATATACGGAGACCAGTACACGTTGAACTGAGTAACATTGGCCGCACCTGCAAGAAGGGTGAAATACAGTTCATTAGGAACCCCGAAGTTTAAATCATTCGCCGGGGCATCTGGATCGTCATAATGCCCGGCATACCCGTATGAAGTAAGCCCAGATATTAATGTGGTCGCATCATTTAAAATAGACCATGATGCAACCCCTGTTATTTTCTTAGTCTGTAAAATCCTGATGTTAGTTACCGTTCTCTCTTCAATCCCGTTATTAAGTTTAAATAACGTGGAAACAATCTTATCACATCCTACATACCCTACTAACGGAGTGCCGGAAAAAATTATCGGTATTTCTGTCTTATCAGATGCAAACTCATAGGCAGAATCATAAACATAACTGCCATATGTTTCATTGTATGTTTTTTTATACAGGTCATTATAATAATCAACGTCATCCTTGTATGTAAAATTATAATACCGGCTGTTTAGTTCACTCATAGGCTTCATCCGTAATGGCCTTGACCTGTCAACCTTATATGTCCAATCGGTTGAACCGCTTACATTGTAAAAATCAACGTACGGTTTTATGAGTATTTTCTTTGTAGAAAAACTATCCTCATATAAGTACAGGTTAAATAATTTTATTACAGAGGAAAGAAAATCTTTCTGTAAAACATTGCGGGGGATAGTATCATTGATTTCAATCGTATCACCATAGTTTATGTCCGTCCAAACATCAGCCGCACTTTCTATTTTAAAGTACCCGCCGTTATCAATATCTAACGACCATGTATGCGGGAATCCTGTAGGTGACACAGCGTACCGTATCTCAAAGTAATCCCCGGTAGCCACGGCAATATTGTAATCGGTAATGGTTAAAGTATATGGGCTACCCTCCTGGAACACCCCAAGCGTTGAAACAGATACCCCGTTTTTATACAGATAAAAAGTTATCACACCCTGACTGTCTGAGTGTGAAAGCTGAAACGATAGATTAACAGAAACTTTTCCAGCAAAAGAATCTGCACCACCGTAAGTGAATACAGTATAATCAGGGGCGTTTGTTGTGAAAGACCCAAGATTTGTTAGCACTGCAAAACCGACTACACCGGCAGTACCGCCGCCGCTATCCGTATGTCCTACTTCTAAGGCTGCCGAACTTTTTGACTGTAACGTCTTTTGATTGTTAGGGATTATCAGCCCCTTAAATCTTGATGTATTGAATAAATCACAGGCATAGCTCCTCCCTGCTGCCGCAAATATTTTGTCTATATATTCTTTGACATATAGAGCCGGACGGAAAGCCCTTATATCATAGTGAACCTTTGCTGCTGACACAGTACCATAGTCAATCAACGGGTAATAATAACCGGATCCAGGAGTGTTGTCCCAGCTACCCGTAACATTGGCGGCGTTCCAAACGTGGTTATATGCACTGAAATCAAGGTCTTCAAGTTTACCCGCCCCAATAGCGGACACAAGCCCGCCTAATTCACCAAACACTGCAACCTCGTACTCAACCACCCCGCCGTCAACAATAATCTCTAACAGCCTCAAAGTGCCTTTAAAAACTTGAATACGATTATTAAATATCAGGCAGGCGGCTGATACTGCAGGGTTAAAATTTGTGGCTACATTATCTGTCCCCGTTGTGTATGGGTTTGAAATACGTACATCATAAATGCTGCCAAATAGCATATTGTTGTTTGCTGTTCCTGGCAGCGTTATTGTCTTACTGAAAGTAGTGTTGCGGCTTGCGAAGTCTTTTATGTCATCAATAGAAAAAGTAAGCAGGTGTGACAGTTCTGCTGTCACATCTAACCTTTTACCTTCTATGAAAATCTCCATCATAAGTATTGCGAATTAAATTCATCAGAAAATTCAACATCGAACTGCAACGGAGTTAATCTGCTGTTGCCGTAGTTCCTGTACTCATAATTATTTGTAACTATCGAAACCGGCATCCATCCTGTTGAAGTGTACAGGTAAACGTCTGGGCTTTCAAATAAGTCAGCCAGCCAGGTGTATTCTGCCTCAGTAAGCAGATGTGATGTCATTGCCAGCCTTGTCTTCACACCCTTATTATAATCCCGTTTACCTCCATAATAAACACCACCACTCTGATATGATACTTCACCTGATGCGTTGACCCTGTAGTTTAACTGCTGGAAACTTTTTTTACTTAGTTCAATACTTTTTTTGCTTACCAGCCCAAATGTCTGTGATTCGTAAGCCCCGTATGGGTTAAGCCATGCAAGGGTATATACAGGATATTTACTGCATTGATAATTTATCCGCATATCAAATAGCCCCGAAAGTATTACATAAGCCACCCCATCATTCCCAGAATTATCAATATTGAATTGCCTTACCTGGTTAATTGGCCGGGTATCGTTTGTCAACGATATGCCACCGATAACCGTACCGGCAGCATTACGAAATGATACGTCAAGAACGTCTCCCGTTACATTTGAGTAGTGAGGTATTAACGAATAAGCAACCGGGTATCCGAGTTCTGTTCTTGTTGTGGGCATATTTGAGGCAATACCGTTACTTAACACCACAGAAGAGGTGAAAGGACGTGCGGCAAATGTCCTGGAGAAATAACGGCTGCTATCAATTACCAATCCTGTGTACATAGTATCGCTGTACTCCTCCCCAATCTCAACAGCATATTGGTCCGAAACAGCATAGTCAACCTTATTGCTGCTTACATCTAATTGATACGCTGGTACATAATACCGTAGTATTGCAGCCACATCAAACACCCCGAACTTATTAACCGGGTCGGGGCTTGCTTTTAATCTTGCAATCAGATCACCGTCAAAATATAAATCAAGTACATACTTGTAGCCAGGATATGTAGTAGGGTCATTTGCCTTTGTTGCCTCATTAATGATAAACAGCATTTCACTGCTTACGCTTGACCGGTCTGCCGGGTATGATAATATTGTCAGTGCCATTATTTTAAATTTTCAATTACATCTAACTTGAATCCTGCCGCTAATTCTTTTTTAAACACCCGTCTTGTCAACTCAATAGCCTTGTCAAAATCATGTGTCGGCTTTATGCCTTTGTTCATAATACTTTTTGAAATAGCATAGGCAAGGGCTTTGTAGTCCTTTGCCTCGTCTTTCATCTTCTTTACGTTCCTATCCTTTGTCATTGACTGCTTACTAACGGCCAGGCGGATAGGTGCGTATTTATCAACCCTGATAGACCGGCGGCGAACCCATTTCAGAATGTTTGCCATCATAGCCCGTGACGGATAGCCCTTCTTAAATGAATATTTACCAGTACCGCCCTTAATACCACGTACCCCGCTATTTTGAAAAAGCAAATATTCAGGCATCATGATATTTAATGACATTGCACTACCATTAATCTCAATATCTGATGCCCTTACAAGGTCACCGCCCTTACCAGATGCCACGCCGCCTGAACGCTGCATCTGCCTTTTATAGTCAGAAATCAGCACATCAGCCATCCTTACCAATGTCTTAGCAGTATTATTCAGCCGGACATTATCGCCCCTGTCATTATTGCCAATACCGTCAAGACCGGCCATTGATAACTGTCGTTTACCCGTTGGCAGCGTTGGCATTTTTATTTAATTTTTCAATATGAATATTATAGTTTTTCAAGTACACTAAGTAATTAAGAAAGCTGACAACGTCTTTTTTATAGCAATCATCCAGTGTTATATTCTCAAAATCAGCTACTTGCTTTGCGTTGTAAATCCATCCAAAACGGTCATCAAATGATTCATTTCCTCCTGAATCTTCGCCCGGCCCATCCCCTTCTTCGTCATCTCTTCCTCCAAAAAGTTCTTTAAAGTTTTCATTGAAGCGGCGTATAGATTGCAAAAAAAAAGACAGGTGGAAACCACCGTCCGCATTGGTGCAGATTGCAACAGTTCTGCAATCTCGGTGAACCTTTCCGGCTCATGTTGCCCGGTCTTCACATTGTATGATAACGCTGCTAAAATGTTATGAGCATTAGAAATGACATCTTGTTTAATAAAGTGATTGACCGTTATGTATTGGCCACGGTTGAGCTTTGACGGCTCATAGGTAATGCCCACCCCGTTGATTATACGGCTGGGCTTCTCCTCTGGCAGTGGTGCAGATAGCGATGTAATCACCTCTTGTGCGGCCCTGTTGAAGTCAACAATATTCATTTCATCAACCTCCCGTGGTGATTT